TGACGCTGTACCATGACACCATGAATTCCATGGAGATGGATCTTCAGTAAAGTACTGAAGTAAGGCGTAACGCTCACCAGTGTATTGCCTCTTCGCAGAGTCCTTAGTGGACCATGCTAGGACGTCAAACCGTTGGTAGTACTTGTTCCAGCGCCGTTTAAGGTGTGAAACAGATGTACCGCAGAATGACACAATACCTGGTATCTCCAACTTCGTGCTGCAGACGGGAAGGTTGATTAACACCTTCCTTTCAAGCAAAGAATTCATCGCTTGAGCAGCATGCCAGAAACCCTTCAAATGGAGGTTATTACCGGCATCGACAATTGACCGACGAAGTTGAGGACCCGTATCGACGAACGAAGTAGGCTTAACCGGGGCGACATCGCACCCAGCATAGCCGTCAGCTCCGCAGGATTCCCTGAATCTTCCTTTCGAGAAACTTTTCGATTGGTTGACAACAAGGCCCAACGTAGCGAGAGCTTCGCAAGTCGAGGTGTATCCGGTACTCGGGACAATTATGTCGTCTCCGAATACCCGGACCACATTCTTCATCTTAGCGACTTTGCTCCATGAAGCGTCGCCTGTGGTGCAAGCACCTAGGGCGATAATCAGAAAGCAGATCGTTTGGACTGGGAATGTAACGGCAGTACCTTGGGTGGCAAACTTTCGCAACTCGAGAACAGAGCCGTCGATACTCACGTGAGTCGTCCTGTGCGCGTTGAGCGCACGCAGGAAGGTAGGGTTACGTCTAAAAAGACGCTCCACCAACCAGCAGGACAACCGATCGGAAGCCGACGACAAATCTATTGTCGCTAGGTGACCACTTCGGGAAGCTTTGATTGCCATTTCCCTCGATTTCTCTTGGGATTTTAGGTCGATTAGATAGCCGCTTAATTGCTGCTTTATCCACCTTCCTAAAAATGAGGCCGTCAACTGCTGGCACCACTGATGCTCAAGAGGCTCCGCGGCAATAAGCCGGGGGCCCTTCGCTGTCTTTGGTACTATACGCAGAACAGACGGTATCTCGTATGGCTGAGGCGCCGAATCGACATCGCTAGGCAATGTACCTATCGAGCGATAAGGAAATACCTCATCTAACTTTATCGACCAATGGGGAAACTCGTACTTATTTATGGTGCGAGATCCTTGGGCGACTACGCCTGGTCCATGTCGTAATCCCGTTCCACGTTGCTCAGTGGAGCACGACCATTCACCCGAAAAGGTGACGGGATCGTACTCTCCGAAGCTCTCGGCGAATAAGTCAGCGTATTGCTGAATCCGCTCGAGCGTGGCTGCAGGTGATTCACGTAGCCGGTCTCCGATTTTCCCAAACAAAGGAAAATAAGAAGCCACACTGTCACGAACGTGAACAGTGCTGCTAAGGTCATCAGTGCAGAAGTCCAGCGATCCCCACCGTAAGGTGGGTGCTGGAAGTGATGAGTCGACATCTCGGAACTCCTTGATTGAGGTTTTAACCCTGTCATCGGAGCACGAAATGTTGATCTTCTTCCCCAAGCAAAAGATTTGCCTAAGGAATAGGATCGCGTTCTCATCAGCATCGGGTTTTACGAAGCCTAAATTGTCGAATACGCGCAGCCAGAGTCCCGAGAGTAATCTCGGCACCCTGACCGTCTTGGAAACCCGTTGTGAAACGGGACCCTCGACGGCTAGGCGCCCTTCCTCTAAACCCTTAATCAACAGGGCATCGAGGTTAGGAAGGTCCAAGGTAACATAACCTAGACCTCTAGTCGACAAACCATGGGTGAGACGATTTAGATCTCTTTCTATCCCACGGTAGCTAGGATACACCGACTGGATATCTTTTATTAATCCAGCCAGTACGGTAAGTACTCCATTCACTTGGCTTTTCATACCTTCCTCCATTATTCTATGAGGGAGAGTATCCAAGCCGGCGAACGATTGGCGTTAGTATTCTCGATTCACCAACTTCGTCAAGGCGGCATTGCTGCTTGCCAAGAGGTAGGTCGGAAGAACCGCGCCATTCGTCACGATATCAGCGGCAATCGAGTCGCCGTCGAATTCCAAAACAAAATAGAATTTCGACAGCTTATCGAAGAGAGCCGGAGCAACTGCGAAGGTACGTACGAGCATTTCAATATTCGCTCGCACAACCTTCTTGTTGCCACGACTCGCATCAGTCCGGGTGGACTGGCGCATGGTCATGGTGGTTTCACCACCTGTAAAAGCATTCCGATAAACGGACGTGCTACCATTCTGCGCAATCTTATTGAAAGAAAGCGCGCCGACTGTGATCGTATCGCCGAACATGTTGTACTCCTAGTTTTGGAAAGTTGAGGTTACTTCGGATTGCGGTTTTTACTAGAGCCGCGATAGAACACCGATCGACCCCAATATTCCTACCTGTCCCGACGTAAGGATGGGTAAGTGGAACTCAACAGTGCCGCTCACGGGAACTCGTGTTTTAGTCCGATAGTCACAAACTATGGGTGTCATTGTGACACTTTGACCATAGTAATTGTGATGGGACGAGAGAACTCGTGACCTGGTGTCCCGCATTACTACGGATACCAGTAAATCTGCATCGATGACATTTCGGCGACTAATCAAATAGTTTCCGATATTGCCGAACCAATCGTCGAACCATGACCAAGGGATTAACTCCCAAGCGGTCGCGGGATCGATAACTAACCCGGTAAGCGCCTCGCGTGCAGCAGACAGTCGATCTTCAGGAGTGTTAGCGAATAGCTCGCCTCCGCCCCATCTGGCATGGCCCCGGACTCTGCATACTGTCTCTTTCGAGAGGTCTGCAGAAATTCCTAAACCAACGCTCTGGACTAACGTCCCAGATACGGTATTAACGTACCCGAAACGGTCGAGATCGATTGTGCGGCGTAGACCACGACTCCGCAAACGTTCCAACTCTTTGACACGGCGGTTAACCGCATCAGTCAAGTTGGTCATCTTCCAGAGGTCCGAGAGTAATGGCGCGATCATAAATTGATACGCCAGAAACGCCTCGGAACCTACCTTTAGATGACTGGCGAATTGAGATAATCTCTTCGCCTCGGAACGCGCGGCCCGCGGGATATGTTCTATATCCAGCAGGTTGACGCCCATGTCGACACTAGGTCGACTGGGGTTTGTACGCTGCCTAAGTTGGGTAGCGTATTCTCCGTCAGTCTTAGGATCTACAGAGGTTAGATGAGACCGACCATACGCATCTCTGCCGCGAATCCAGCCACAGGTGTAGTCTTTAAACCACACACCGGAGCCAGAGTTCGCAGTGTTGATACGGCCGCCAGACATAGTGGACTTCTCCACCGTGAATGGCTCGCAGTCGGTTTTCGTCCCAGTGACATCCTCGCAAACACTCTCCTCCGATATAGTAGTCGTTGGATTGTACGCACGAGGACTGAAATCAAAATCTCCGCCGGCCATCAGGCTAGTAGAGATTCGCTTTCGCACTGGCATCATAGCCTCCTATTGTTGTTGAGGGAAAGAGACTGAATTAGTCTCTGGAGCACCTTAGTGGTGCT